AGACATCAAACTAATACAAAACAAAATAATTCAACAAGAACTAGTTTGTCTTTTAATAGTTTTATTAAAGGTGTTATTGGAAATAACCAAAGACTAACGCAGTTAAAAATATAAAAAGAAATGAAAGGAGTGATATGAAACATAAATCAATGTCTCAAATGAACAAAGAAAGAAAGAGAAAGCCAATGACGGTAGAAGAGGAATACAGAAATGCTGATGTTCCCATGCCGTATAATGGTGGTATTGCGTATACTGAATTTGTAAAAATGTTTAAAGGAACCAATGAGCGTAAAACAGAAGATAAAGATTAAGAAACCTGTTGACGATAAGGATGAAGAATCTTTACCTGAAGCTTTAAGGTTTGAAGAACACACGGAAGAAGAGTATCGAGCCCACTTAAAAAAATTTTTTAAGGGTGAAGATAATTCTGATAAGTAATATTAAATGAATCAAATGCATTTATTTCCTGAGTTAGATCCATATCTAACTAAAATTAAAAATGTAGACTATGTAGATCTACAACAAATGATATGGATTGATCCTGGTACCGGCTTTAAACCTAAACATGATTATAGTATGTTGCCTGAAGATACGTTGATCTTGTTTAAATCTGGTGGTCGCAATCAATACTTGCCTGATGAGGGTGATGCTTTTCCTTATTTACAAAACAAAAAAACTGGGAACATCTTACAATTTAAAATGACTGACTATGAATATCCCACACACAACTACGCGTATAGAAATATGCACTGGAAATTTCGAATGCATAAGCTCGTTGCTCAAGCTTTTATCGTAAATGATGATCCGAAGATTAAGACAATCGTTGATCACATCAACGGTCAACGATGGGATTATCGTGTTGGTAATTTAAGATGGGTGAGTCCTTCTGAAAACGCGAAGAGTAAAAAGAAAGGACAAGCCATGGATATAGAAAATATGATTATACATCAAAAGGAATTATTTAAAAAATGAAACACAATAACTCGTATATCTATCCAAAAACGGTGCGCACCGAGATTGATGGTAAACGACACTATGATATTGACGGTGGTAAGTGGAAGCTGCCTAGTGTTACGACAATACTTTCTGCTACACAAACAGCCGAGAAGCGCGAATCGCTACAAAGGTGGCGTGAACGAGAGGGAGCGGAGAATGCAGCGCGGATCGTGGCTAGATCTGGTGCCAGAGGCACAGCGATGCACAAGATATTGGAAAAATATATATTAGAACAAGGTTATCTAGATCAGACAGAAGTAGGTAAAGAAGCACACAACATGGCCTTACAAGTCATACAAAAAGGATTGTGTAATGTTTCAGAATACTATGGGTCAGAGGCCACTTTGTATTACCCAGGATTATATGCAGGACAAACAGATTTAATTGGCTTACATAAAAATGAGTTAGCCGTAATAGACTTCAAGCAAACTAACAAACCAAAGAGACGTGAGTGGATTGAAGATTACTGCTTACAATTAGCAGCTTATACTATGGCACATAACTATGTGTATAAGACTAATATTAGTAAGGGAGTAATTATGATGTGTAGTAAAGATAATTTTTATCAAGAGTTTATAATACAAGGACTTGAGATGAGAAGTTACATGCACAAATTTTTAAAACGTATAGATGAATACTATGAAGAACTAGGAGGCAAAGATTAATGAGAATAAGAGATTTTCAACAAATTTTAGGAAAATTTACTAATGATCAGAAAGGCACAATTATATCAGATTGTCCCATTTATATTGAGACTATGGATGGGAGACTGGAAGAGATTAGAAAAGTAGAGCTGCAGGAAAGCAGGCTAATTAACTCTCCAGAGCCAGCAAGGATTGTGTTAAAGGCAGAGTCTTTAAAAAGATTTATGTCCCCAACTTATAAACAAAGTTAGTTGAGTGTTCTTATTTTGGACACAATTTGGACACAATTTAGACCAAAAATACAACCTATTGTGGCAAAAGTATGGCAAGACTTGTGCCACTATAAGAGAAATTCTGGAGCAATTATTTTTTTTTCTATCCAAAAAAAGTACGTGGCACACGTGGCACAGGGGTGTTTTTGAGCTATAAGTGTTGGTATAAGCGAATAATAGCTGTGCCAGAGCAATTTTTTGCGGTGGCACACGTGGCACAGTATCAAAGTTGGTATCCGGCGCGCGCGACCCTTTTTGTTTTTTTTAAAACTTTTTTTGCCCAAATATTTGATTTATAATGAGATATGCCTAGGAGACGTAAAAAATCTAAATATAAATATGCAACTATTGGTAATAAGAAATATTACTTTTACAAAATAGTTTGGGTCGATCCGTGCGGTGACGCAGGCCATGCAGAGGTAGATGAAATGAAGAAGTTAAAACCTGCAGTTATGATTTCACAGGCATACATATTTGATAAAGATAAAAATCATGTGTGGACATTTGCGTCTTACGATACAGAGTCTGCTGTATTTTCTGATCGTAATTGTTTTCCTAGATCAATAATAAAAAAAATGGAGAAGATAACAATATGAGAAAACTATTAGATAAATTTAATCTTTGGAGTTTGTATTATAGACAAGAAATAGTTTGGTTTACTATTGGATCACTTACAACATCAATATTACTTATAATACTTTCAATATTAATATGAAGAATAAGACCTTGACTAAGAATATGCCATACGTAAAATGGCATGCTATACCGCCTGTAAAAGGGCCCGACTCACAAGGAGTAAAATATGGAGTTAATAAGAAAAACCCTAGCACTAATAAAAAGCGCTTGGGTAAAAACACACGAGTTCTTTAATCGGATACAGGGATCTGTTTTGTTTCTGATTTTGGTTGTGACTCTTCTGGACTAATATCAATCAAACCTTTATGATCATCAAGAATCTTAGCCATTTTGGCTTCGAGTTCTTTCTCTGACATATTATCCAGATTACCAGACAATATAAGTTTTTGATCTACGTAAAGCCCACCAGCTTTACCTCTAGCTACTTCTGCGTTTATGGCTGCAGACCACGCACCTTTTTTCATTGCGTCATCTCTAAGTTTGGCTAGCTCACTAAGGTGTCGACCAAGATTAATATCGTGTTTCTCTTGCACCTCTGCTCTTAACTCACCAATGTATTTTACTACAAGAGGAGATACTCTGGGATTACGTAATTCAGATGCAGCTTGTCTTGGTCTAGTTTTATAACCAGCTTCATATGCTGCTTCAGCAGCACTCTTTCTGCCTTCGTTATATACCAATAACTCTGCAAACTTGATTTGTCGTTCTGTTAATTGTTTTGGAAGTCCCATAATTTTTTAGTTGTGAGAGTTTTTATACTAATCTATGTGCCAACCCCTCTCAAAGCACTGCTCTTACGTTATTGTTATGTTGACTTATATCGTAATCTAACGTACAAGTCAATCTATGAAAACTTTATTAGTAATATTAGGATTATTTGGTGCAGCTGCAGACCAACCTGTTCCAGACGGGACCAGTATAATCGTAAAACAAGTTTACAAGGTGTACGATGAAAGAAGAGTCGAAACTATGGCGTTTACTCCGCCAGAATACCCCCAAAATAGACTGGACTAGACTAGAATCTTGGGCATCTTTTGGTGTACCAGATCTGCTTGGATATAATATTTCATGCGGATTTTTTATGTGTGAGTTAAAAGTTACGAAGACTCACAAAGTATCATTCAGTCCACATCAAAAACTATTTCACATGACCAAGACAAAACGTAATTTTATCCTGCTCCAAGACACCACTCTTGGAGCCATAAAACTTTATGAGAGTAAATCGATCCACGGTTTACTGGTAGATCACAGGGAAACACCTTCCCTCACAAACAATAATTGGGAGCACGTTCAGCGCTTGTTGCTTGACGCACCGCTTGACGCTTGAGGCTTGGCGTTATCCACGAATCGTTGTGAGTTAATCGCATGCAGCTTGTCGCTTGGCGCTTGTAGCTTGTCGCTTGTAGCTTGTGGTTCAAAGAACCAAGAAGTGTCGCGGCCTTCTTTCCGGCACCACAGATAGTGGCGCCACAATATCGAACCGTGATCCCTACTTTGAACTGGCATCTTCTTCCGCTTCCAGATGATCGTGGTCAACGATCTCATAATCGTAACCCTCAGGTAAGCCGGTGACTTCTGTCACGCAAC